CCTGCAACACCATTGTTATAGGTTCTTAATGAGAGGGCTGTGGGAGACCGCTGAAAAGCTGCTTCAATATTATTATTCCAGTCTGGAGTCTGAGAAGTCACTAAAGCCAAAGGATAAAATAGGCCGTCCACAGTACAGCGAAATTTATTAAAAACGGCTACACCTATCGCCCGAGTAATTACTGGTGTACTAAAAACTAAATCCTGTTCAGTATAAACCGCTGTCGCTTGTGAGGTAAATTCAGCCCAACCCGCTGATAGTGCAATTTTGCTTTCAACATCTCTAACCGTCCGCACCGCTCCGCTATCACTTAAACTGCCATTGACTGATCCGGCGGGGAGGGTTGTGGTGAACTCGTCACGAAGAAACCAATTCATTGGTTTCAATCCTCCTAGCAGCGCGCATCGTGTTCCCCGAAAGAACGGCATGGCTTAATCCCTTAATAGGCCAAAGGTGAGTTGTAGGCAGTTGGCCGTGTAGGTCGGGTCGCTTAAGGTGCGTATAATCGCATAGATCGAAGTTCCTGATTCACACTTGTAGGGAATGTTCAGGTTTCGTAACATCTCGGAATAAGTCACCGATGCATTAGTCAAAGTTGAACCCCAATATGATACCGGCACGTCGATGATCCCGCCGGGACATAACTTTTGTAAGTCAATTAGTGAGAACGACTCTCCGGCATTGTCGGCATAACTCCCAGCCAAGTCGGCATTGAACAGGTAAATCCGCAAGGCCCCTTTGGTGATGCCCTGTTTGGCCCCGTCCACGATGGTCAAGGAATTGATGATTCCTGATCCGCCGGCCACCCGCCCGGCATTGGCCAAAGTCAACTTGCCACCAACGAAATCCCCGGCGGTGAAGGCTGCTGCGCCGATAGCTGGAGTAACGACGATGGATAGGGTGTTGCCGCCGACTTCTCCGATGTGGGCTTCGCCAGCTGAAATAGATGGTAAACTTAAAACATCTACATTACCGATATTAACATCACCAGCGTCTATATCTATATTTGTGAGACTTCCACCAAATTTTATATTTTCCATTATAAGGTCTCCTTAATATCTAGAGTACAAGTAACAGAACCTGCATTATCTATATAGAGTTTCTCTATTTTACCTCTATTATCCAAAGTTACTACATCCAACATTACAATAGCAGGTAAATTACTTTGACTATTTATATATACCCTAGGTACCCCAGCTGTAGGAGTTAGTTGAAGATTACTAGAACTAGGATTTACTACGTATTCCTTAGCAACTCCGGCCACAGCCACAGTTACTGTATCAGCCGCTAATAGAGGGTTATAATATGGTAAATCACTGGTTTTAGTAATATCTACATGTGAAAAAATAAGCAAAGATTCCATAGTCTGCCTAGCGAAAAACCTCACTTGTCTTCCGTTACCAGCATCTACTAAAACATCTGAATCTGTATCATTACGATATGTAGGCATGAATATACTCCTTAAAATTATTGTCTAAAACTATTTATTAAATTTTGTTCAGTTTACTTAGACAAACATATATGATAAAATTAACTATGGACTTGATCGTCATTTATCCAGACCTAAATTCTTGTATTTTGAAATTCAACTCGATTCCTTTGTCTGGAGCCCCAATAAATCAAGTATATAAAGTCAAAAATGTTATTAATAATTGTGTCATTTTGGAACCCAGGAGGCTACTGCTTGATTTGGATCGCGGATCTACACATAGGACTTAATAAAGATAATTCAGTATTTCACCAAACAACACTAGAGCTGTTTGATGAAATAATAGAGGTTTGTAAAAAGAACAATGAAGATAGGATTGTGGTTTTAGGAGATTTTTTTCATTCAAGAAAAACTATTTCTCAAAAATCTCTAGAAATTGCTAGAAGAATCATTAAAAAATGTGCAGATAACTCTATAATTCTTGTACTAATTAGAGGTAACCACGACTCTTTATCTGACACTACCCCATTTCCAAATTGGTTAACAAATTTAAATGCTTATGAAAATGTTATAGTTGTAGAAGATGAACCCTTTGTATTAGAAAATAATTTTACTCTAGTACCTTGGAATTGTAGTTTAAAATCGGTAAAAACGCAGTTTGTTCTTGGTCATTTTGCTATAAATTCATTTCCTATGAATAATGGATATGAGTGTGAAGAATCAAACCTAAACTTATCAAATTTTAAGAAGTTCAAACGAGTTTGGAGTGGGCATTTTCATAATCCAATGACTAAAGAAAATGTTACATATATCGGTTCTCCATTTCAAAACAATTTTGGAGATGTAGATTCCGTAAGAGGATATTATTTAGTACAAAATGAAAATTCTAAGTTTATTGAGTTTACAAAAGCCCCTAAATTTTATAAAATTAGTACAGAAGATCTTGACAAGAGCAAAATACCAGGAAATTTTATTAAGTTAGTTTTTGAGAAAGACTATGGAATTACAAAAAATAATGAATTCATTGAAAAAGTTGAAGCCCTTAACCCTTTACTACTTGTCACAGATACTAGTAGAATTAGGGAAGATTCTTCGGTAGAAGTTCTTAATGAAGAAGTTATGAACAGTAATGAAGAAATTTTATTTGATTATCTAGAAAAACAAGAAATTCCAAAATATTTGGATAAAAAGATATTAATTAAGTTTGTAGATAAAATGTTGAAGGAGGCTTAAGATGGGTGAAAATTATGAAACATTATATGTAATTCCTGATCAATGTCCTGATAAAGATTTAATTTTAGCAACTAAATCTTTTGGAAAGTATGTTATTAAACAAAAAATTTTTAAAGCAATTTTTCCTAAAAGTTTTCCTAGGAAAAAAAATTTAGAATACAAAATTAATCATCAGTTATATGTATCGTGGACTTGCGCAGGATGTACTAAAGCAATGGGACCCCAAGAATTTGCTTGTCAAAAAAGGATGTGCGGCCTTGGCGGAAAATTAATATAGGAGACCTAGAATGATCACAGCAAAAAAGTTTGATCTTGGCAATGGGGGATATACTACATCATATAGATGTTCAAGCTGTTTTAAGGTTTTCGAAATTAATTTCCTTTCTGTGTCTGAAAACGGAAAACCCTATAGAATTACTGCATTTATTGAAGGAATTCATTGTTGTCCATTTTGTGGCGAAAAAACATATTAGGTTATAAAGGAGACTTAGATGAAATACGAAGAAGTATCAAACGAAGTTACAGAACTTTTTAAGAAAGTTAAAGATGAACATTTTCCTGAATTAGTTAATGCAAAGATTTTGATTCTATCTTGTAACAAGAAGCGGAAAAACAAAGGCAATATCGTTCTTGGTACAATATCTAAACCAAATGAACTAATTAAGTTTCTTACTAAAGATCAAGAGCCTGATGAAGGGTACGATTATATCATGGTGCTAGATAAATATCTTATTGACGCTTGTGACAAAGAAGACTTGGAACGGACCATTAGGCACGAACTGAGACATACTTATGTGGATATTGAATCAGAAAAAAATCCATATAGACTAGTGGGGCATGATTATGAAGATTTTAGAGCAGAAATAGTCATAAATTCCGATGACCCCAATTGGGCACAACGAGCTGCATTGGTTGTGGATACTCGCTATGAAAATGCTTCTGAAGAAGCTAACTAAGGGTTTTCTCTGTGTTTTGGCGTTTCCATTCATATTTCTACTGTTGTGTACCACTTTAGTAGCTTCAGGGATATCATATGTTGTTAACGAGCTCGTGGAGAAAATGGATCTGTGAAAACTTTAAATGAAGTTTTGGGTAAAAAGAAAAAAGTAAAGTGTGTATTTTGTGGAGGAACTGGGCTTACATACCCTCTGCCCACGGAAGAAGATTATCAAGATTGTTGGGAGGTAGGTGATAAGGTCTGGATTGAAGAATCTTATCACGAAAATTCTTATCCTGGAGTAATTGAAATAGCAACAAAGCAAATGAAATGTGCTGGTACTGCTCCAGAGTGCAGAGAAACTATCAAGAAGGGCCAAAAATACGCTAAATGTATAGATATTTTTGAAAAGAAGCGCGTAGAATGGATGGACACTTGTTTAAATTGTGGCAGAGTAACTCCACATAGAGACTACCAGGACTCTAGTTATTGGAAAAAATGGGAAAAATTTAGGAAAAAGAATGAAAATCTCCTTTAATTATGTAGAAATCAAGAATTTTTTGGCTTTTGGGGATGTACCTCAAAAGATTGTTTTTACAGAAGGGTTAAATCTTATTACTGGGGCCAACGGAGTTGGTAAAACGTCGCAGATTGACGCAATATCTTTTGCTCTTTTTGGTAAAACCCCAAGAGAAGAAAAGCAAGAAGACCTAATAAACTATAAGAATCGGAAGGATTGCGTTGTTACTTTATCATTCTCGAAGGGTGATAACACCTACACAATTTCTAGAGGATTAAAACCTAATTTCCTTAAAATTATCGAAAATGAGAAGGATATAACTGAAAGCCTTGATAAAAGAGATTCTCAGGCTACTTTAGAGGACATTCTAGGTATAAATTACAGCATCTTCACAAATCTCATATACACAAACGTCAATGATTTTGTACCATTGTTACGTATGACGAAGCCCCAAAAGCGGGCTTTTATTGAGAGACTATTTGACATTCAAATTTTTACAAGGCTACAAGAAAAATCTAAAGATAAGATTAAAGCAGCCGATAATAAGAGCTATGAACTATCCAACACTAAGAAGACAAATCTAACTCTTATATCTGAGTATAGGACTATAATTGAAGACCTTAAGAAAGAAGAGGATAAGATCTCAGTTAAAGATGAGATAAAGAATCTAGAAAAAGAAAACCTAAACGCAAAAAAGTTTTTGAAAGAATTTAAGATAGAAATTAATAAAGATAATTTAAAAGAAAACAAAATACAGCTAACTTCGGTGTTAGATAATAAGATAAGAGCTAGTGAATCGCTATCAACAGCAACTTCTCTATTAACAGAGTTTAAAACACAAAAATCTAATCTTGAAAAAGAATCAGAAGAATCAGTTAAAGAAGAGGTTGAATCCCTAGAACTACAGATTACTAGAATGAAGAAAGACCTTAAAAAGATATATGTTACTGATATTGAAGATAAACTTATTGGAAAAGAAAATGAACTAGAAAATTATACCAAACCATATAAAGTTATACAAGAAGAAATAACAGAACTTGAATACGACATAAAATCTGATTATAAAGAAATAGAAAAAATAGAGAATAAAATTAAACTGTTAGAAGAGACTCATGAATGCCCGACTTGTGATCAGAAAGTTGACCAAAAATATATAGCAAAGAAATTCGGTAAAGAAATAGACAGTCTCAATAAGAAGATCAATAAAGCTTCTAACAAGGTAACTGGGCTAAAAGAAGATAGATCTAATATGGAGGAACTGCGAGATAGACTAGCTATAGAAATAGAGATTATTAATAAAAAGATAAAGGATACAAATGAGCTAAAAGCTAAAATTGATAATAAAGTTATAGAATTAGCTTCTTTAACTAGAATTTTAGACAAAGAAGAAGAAAATAAAAAGGCAAGAAAAAAGAAAATAAAAGAACTTACCGAGCTTATTGAGCAGAAAGAAAATGTCATAATAGACTATAATGCTAGAATTTCTGAATATGAAACTAAGGTAGAGGATTTAGAAACAAACATCAAATATGATAAAGATCAGATTAAAGAATATGAAGATGTAGCTGAAAATCTCGACAAAAATAATAGAGAGCTGTCATCTTTAAATAGAATACTGGAGCAAGAAAAGAAGAGTAAACAAGATGCAGAAAATAAGATCAAAGAATACGGAACAAAGATTAAGAATCTGGGAACTGAAAATGAAACAATTATAAAAGAAATCAATAAGTTAAACACTTTGCTAGACTATTTGAACTGTATTAAAGACGTTTGTAAAGATGAAAAAATTAAGCAACATGTGATAAGTTCTTCATTACCTATGATAAACAAATATACCAATGATTATTTGGAAAAGGTAGGGTTTAGATTCTATTTGGAAATTAATAAATTTATTGATGCAGAGGTAAAAGGTCCAGGAATATTCGGAAATTCTATTGCTAATCTATCTGGAGGAGAGAGCAAGAGTGTAGATCTGGCTTTGTCATTAGCCCTTCATGATATAATGAGGGTCAAAGCCGCCAACCATTTCGATGTGCTCTTCATGGATGAGGTTTTAGATTCCTCGGTAGATGGAAATAATATTGGTAGGTTGGTTGAAATCATAAAAGCGAAACAAGAGAAAGATAAGCTAAAAGTCTATATCATTAGTCATAGACCTGAAATCCAAGATATAGAGTTCAATAGTACATTAAGAGTTACCAAGGAACGTGGATATAGTAAAATTGAAGTAAGTTAAGTACAACTGGCTAACTCACCATACCCACACCCAGGTATATTCATATGTACCCATTTATGGCATTCTTTACAAAAAGTTATGCCATTACTTAAATCTACTGCTTCCATAGGACTAAGTTTTTTAGGTACTATATGATGACATTGCAGAGATTTTGTGGATCCACATCTTTGACATGTATGATTGTCTCTTTCAAATACCATTTGCCTAAATTCGGGAGGAACTTCTGTAGCAAAAGTATGTTGCTTTTTACTTTTAGGGTGGTCTGTAGAATATTTAACCTTTTTATATATGGGACACTCTTGTTTACATTCTGGGGAACAATAAAGTCGATGCGTATCGTTACTACGAATACCTATGGCAATTCTATTTTTTACGTCTGCAATTCTTGGTTTATGCCATTTTCCACAATAGGTACATTTAACTTCTAAAATATTAGAGTCTTCAGCGTTTCTTCTACACTCTTCACCATATGGTTCTAATTGAGGAGCAAAGAGATCATATCTCGCAATATTTTTACTATGATATCCGCCCTTATAATTAGGATTTTTTTCTCCCGCAGCACATCCACTTTTTATTCTACTTTCCTTAATATTTTGTATATGAGTTTCTGAAAACTTAACACCCTTGCGTGGGTGTGTGTAGTCTTCTCCATGTATCTCTACCCAATTTCTATGGTCTCCAAATCTAGGATTTTTTTCTCCCCCGTTTGAGCAAAAACCATCACAATATTTGTTATTTGGGCCGCCTAAAAACGGATCTCCACAACCTAAACATTTATCATGATAGTGTTTAAGATGCCCTTTGTATCTAAATCTTTCTTTCTTTTTATCGTATGTGATTTCTTCTAAATTATCCCAACAAATCTTCATTGACAGTCTCCTTTAGATATAAATAGGGGTAGAAGGGAAAACCTGCTAGTCTCCTGGCGGGCCGAGCAAATATTAGTGGTATTTGCTCTCACCTTCTGCTTTTATTTATACAAAAGGTTTACATTCTTTTAAAATTTTTTATAATTAGCTAAAAAGGACATTTAATGGCCAAAAAAGACAAAGAAGAAACTAAAAAAAGCTCCTTAGAAGAATTAAGAGATTCTCTATCAGAAAAGTCTAAGGGGGTTCATATCTCCATCCTGTCTCAGTCAGACATAGCAAATATAAATGAATGGGTATTGGGTCCCTCTTATGACCTAAATAGAATTCTTTCCGGCAGTTTATTTAGAGGAATTCCAGAAAAACAGTTTACAGTTCTTGTAGGCCCCGAAGCTTCATTTAAATCTTCGTTTATGGCTTTAATGTTAGCTAATGCACAAAAGCAGGGGTTCACCCCCCTCGTTATAGATACAGAAGGAGCATGGACAAAAGAGTTTGTAACTAGATGGGGTATTGATCCAGACAATATTTTATATATCTATACCCCATGGATAAGTGAAGCGCGGGTAATATTAGGAAAAATCATAGATAGTGGTACTGAAAAATTAGCTATTGCTGTGGATTCGCTTGGAGGATTTGAAAGATTTAAAGTTATCGATGATGCGAAAAAAGGAGAAGCCAAGGCGGATCAGGGTTCTCTCCAGAAAGACCTTAAAGTATTTCTTAAAATGATCGTTAATGTGTGCAAAGCTAGAAAGTCTATTGGATTTGCTGGTGGGCACCTTTATGGTAACCCATCTGGTTACGGGGCTCCAGAACAGATGGGAGGGGGGAAATACCTAAGGTTAGCTGGAGACATTATTATATCTCTAAAAAAGTTTAAATTAGAGGATGAAGATGAAAACGTGATCGGCACACAAATAAAGGCTGTAACCCTTAAGAATAGGTGGTATCCACCATTTAATGAAGCTACTGTAGATATTAATTACACATCCGGTATAAATCCCTTTGCCGGGATGTTAGATATTGCATTAAAAGCCGGGATATTTACTCAAGGAGGAGCGTGGTTTACTCATGTCAACACCGGAGAAAAGATTCAAGGTATGGAGAAAGTAAAAGTTTTTATGGCTGAAAATACCCACATTCTCCAAGAAATTGAGGAATATATCAAAAATACTGGTTACTCAACGGTAAATGAAAATGTTAAACAAGCAGAAGAGCTACTAAAAGGAGAAGGAAATGAAGAGTGAGGACACAGTTGAAGTAAAGGTAATGGACAATGGGTATGTTATATATGTAAATAAATGGGATGATGAAGGTAAAAGAAAGGCCATGGTATTTTTGGATGTGGAAGATGCTTTGGCATATGTTGCCAAGGTCTTAAGAGGAGAATTAAGTTGATTTACACAGGTGTACAAATTATTAGAATTGAATATGACATGAAGGGCAAAATTTTTAGTGCTAATATCGCAGCTAAGAATTATGATCAGGCTGTTAAGTATTTAGCATCATTGGTAAAACAACCATTTCATGTAACAAGTACTGGAGCTATGGGTAAATTAGATCTTATTACTCCAGAAATTGAGGCCTTTGTAATAAAGAACTATGAATCTAAGAAAGAAAAGAAATCTGGTAATGTAGACCCAAATCCAGATGCTCCTAGGGCTCCTAAAAGAAGTATAAGAAAGAAAGATGCTGGGGAATGATCTAGACTTTTCTAAAATTGTCGAAGATGATTGGATTTTCATAGATTGGCTAGATACTAATACACCAGTGTCTGGCCCAGAGGTGTTTGTTGAGCAGGCCGAGGTATTAGAGAAGGCCATTAGGGCTAAACTTATTACCTTAGTTTTCGATAGAAACCTTTCTCTTAAAGAAAAAGAAATAAAATGGTTGTCAAAATTTGATAATGTTGTTTTGTTGGAGCCAGCTCTTAACTACCGCAAGAATTTTGTCTACCTTCCATATTGGCTACATATCCATAAAGATCTTAAACTTTTTGATGCAAAAGAATTTGATCTGTATTATTCTAAGAATTTTAACGACGAAACAAAATTATTCTATGAAAAGTTTTTTGGAGAATATCCAGAATTTACTATGTCTGAAGATTTACAAAAATGTAAATATGTAGTGTTGGTAAATTCAAATTTCCAGAATAACATAGGGTATTTACCTGACCTACAACTATATTTTAAAAACAATATAATACCACTTTTGCATCATGAAAATAAGTTTTTTCATTCAGCATTCAAAGAACTTGTAGTAAATAATATCAAGGATGTTAAAGACTTGATAGGAATCTATGAAATTATTGATTGGGCTTTATTAAAGAGTTTACAAGACCGAATTGGTTCAATATTTCCAGAGATGAGAGTAGACAATGTTATAAGAAAAATTAAATCTATTGTGGAGGAAAAAAGAAATGTATGAAGACCTAGTAGGCAAAAAGAAAGAGTCGTATCTTACTATAACAGAGAATGGAGAGGATGACGTATTTGCTAAAAATCCGAATAACTATATTAAATTCTTTGATAATGAAAAGGAAGTTGGTGTTCTGTTGTGGAATGGAGGCTCTCTCACATTTGAAGGGAATGCTGAGGAGTCAGCAAAAATATTTTTCGATTATCTATATACACTTAACCAAGATCACGTTAACAAAACACTTTCTATTGATAAAGCAGCTATACTACCCAGAACCTTTGAGTTTTATGATCCAATTGATGAGACAGATTTAGTAGCTATTCCGAGAAAAGAATTAAAAATGTTAATGGAGGGAGCAAATACAGAGGTTATAGAACTTTTATGCGAGGCAAGAAAAGAAATTGTAAACCTAGTAAATGAACTAGAATACTATAGGCATATTAATGAAAATTTACAAAGACAGCTTACTAACATTGAGACGAAGAATATTGTAGGTATGTTTGCACAAAGAATCATAGTAGACGATCTTAATCAATTTTCTCTTAAAGGTAGAAGTTTAGTATTAAATTATCCTAAGAAAAATGAATTATATCCAGATCCAAATTTAACATATTGGGAGCAATGGACATCTGCCTGGAATAACTTTGTTCCTAGAGAACTGAAAACTGAAACGCCTCTTCAAGAATATGAGCTTTTTGATGGAGATATAAATTGGCTTATGGTTATGTGCGAAAATTGGGAACCAGATTTTAAGTACGTTTCATGGGTAGATGAATCAAGTGAGCTAGTAAAAATTCAGTCGTTTTCGGACATGATTGAAGGACAATGGAATATTAATAGTATGGAAAAGTCCCCAGACAATAAATACCAAGCTAGATTTTTTGGTAAACCGATTTCAATTTACCCAAAGATAGACAATCAACTTAAGAACGGTGAGTTGATTGCAGTAGATGGGATTACTGATAGCACAACAGCAATTCAGACTGCTATTGATTATGGTGATTTAATTTGTGACGACCGGAAAAAGGAGTCTATTTAAGATGTTTTCGATAATCAATAAAGTACAAAAACCAGAGGTCCTGGTAGTAACCCCTCTACTGCCAGGACATTCCATTTCTAAAGAAACCAAAATCGGTCTTAAGAGAAATGATTTGGCTTTTGATTGGGTTTCTTTTTCCGGATATAATAATATTCCTACCAACACTACCTTAGGCCTTCAGGAGTACATCAGGAGGTTTAATAAAGTTCCTAAGTATATGATAATGATAGATCGAGATATTATTCCGTCGAGGAATATGCTTAAGAATATGTATGAAATTTTGTCTAGGTCTAAAGATGAGGTTGCATACTGTTACTCTGGATTTGAGTTCAAGGGAGCCATCAACGCTAGATTTACCGGGTTAGAATTCGATTCAATGAAATTATTAGATGCTAATTACATTTCCTCTAATTCAATGATAAAAGTAGATAAGCTCGAGGAGGTAGGTGGGTTTGTCACTGATGAGGATTTAGTAAGACTTTTGGACTGGGCTCTTTATTTGAAGTTTCTTTCCTTTGGATATATCGGAGTACTTTGCCCTAATTCCTTCTTTACTGCTATTTCTTCTGAGGAATCTGTATCAGCTAGGCCAAATGAAGACTATAGAGTTAAATACCAAAGAGTCAAAGAAAAATTTGTAGAACCTATGCTTAATGGTATTATATTTTAACCTTAATAATTTGTACCTTTTAGGCGTTTCACGCCGGGTTTCAGTACTAACCAAACTACTAATTTCATACCCAACTATGTATAAAGACCATATAATCAACAAAGTAACTAAGTAACTAAAGCCCTTGTTTGTGCTTTTCGACATAAAAGAATTATACTAAATAAATGGGAAATGTAAACCAAATTTTCATATAAAAAATGTAAAAAAGGAGAAAAAAATGCCGCGATGCCTAAAATGTAAATCGATGTTAGCAAGTCAAATGTTTTCTATTTATGACGACCAATTAGATGGAATTTGTATTTTTTGTTTTTTGGACAAACAAGTTATATCATATGGAGACATGAAAGAAAAATCATATTCTAAATTAGAAGCAGTAAGAGATTATGATCTATTTCTTAAACAGATGGCCGAAAATCCCTCAGTTAAAGAAATTTTGGACAAAGGTAAGGAAGTAGACGAAAATGAAATCAAATCGGTGAAGTTGTGATTTACTTTATGAGACAAATGGGTTAAAATAGAATAGTTATGAAATTAGAAAAAATAATACCAAAGAAAAATGAACGACTTAGGTTAAGTTCGCTAATATATTTGGCTGACAATGCCGGTTGCGGGGTTCTTCGTTGTTGGCTCCCGAGCACCCTTCTAAATCAATTTCATTCTCGAAAATTTGAATTTGTCCAAATGTGTTCAAATGTTTTTACCAAAGACATTTCTGTGTATAAAGACGTGATCTGGACAGTATTCCAAAGATCCGCCACAAAGAGACATCTAGAACTTATCCTTTTCTTTAAGGATAAAATTCGGAAGCTTACCAGGACTAAGACCATATATGAGTCCGACGATCTTTTAACAGAAATTCCTTCTTGGAATTATGCATCAGAGTATTACTCCAAAAATAGGGCCTATGTATATCAGATGCTATCTGTTGTTGACGGAATTACAGTATCTACTCCTAAACTTAAGGAAATATATTCTCAGTTTAACGATAACATAGTTGTAATTCCAAACCATTTAGCTAAGTTTATATGGAAAGAAGCCGTTCCTAGAATAATGGAAAACAAGAAGCCTAGGATCATCTACCCATGTAGTATGAATCACTTCACACTACCAGGAAAAGGGTCACACGGTGGTGATATGGGGCCGAAACTCCTAAAGTTTATTCAAGACACAGTTAAAGACTATAGCTGGCAATTCATTGGGGGTCTTCCAAACGAGCTTATAGGATTAGTAAAATCCGGTGAAATTAAACAACATCCTTGGTTTTCAGTATATCACTACCCAGACTTTTTAAAGTCTCTAAATGCGGATATAGGAATAGCTCCTCTAGAAATAAACGACTTTAATCGTTGCAAAAGTTCGATAAAACAATTAGAATATGTAGCGTGCGGAATTCCTGGTGTATATACAGATATAGATCCTTATAACAGAACCCTTTTAAACTCTTCTTCAGAAGAAGAGTTTATTGGTAACATAGAGGCTTTAGCTAAGGATCCAGATTTAAGACTTAAAGTTTGGGAACATGATTATGAAGCAATAAAAGATGAGTTGTTTTGGGAAGATAACAACAATATTATAAGGTATGTTAACTCACACCTATCTCTTTTTGGCAAGGAGCTCGGGGACATATGATTAGATCTTCTAAACATATTCTTAAGTTTCAAACCGACTTTAAAACAAGTCAACTTGAACAGATAGAAAAAGATGTCATAGAAACTATGCAACTTTATATAGATTTGCTTTGTGCGGGAAAACTGCCTTTAGATAAGTTTGTGTCCACCATTTTACTTCCAGATACAAACATCAATCATAGTCAATGGAAAGCTTGTATATATCAAGAAGTTTCAGGTATGTTGAGAAGTCAAGTTAAGAAAGCTAAGGATAAGAGATATAAAGTTTATAAGAAACTTTATGCGAAATGCAAAGAAAGTAATAGATATGAATTTTTTACAGCAAAAAGGTTTTCGGAACTTAGACTTAAGCCCATTTTAAGTTCGAAGTATTTTAAGAACCCAGTTGTTAAGAACTTTTCCATTAATCTAAAAACAAATCTTTTTAACACACAATTCGGTAATCATTTTGATAATTGGGTCAAGATTTCTATGCCATATGTAAAGGAAGGTAAATGGGCAGAACCACTTAAACTCCCCATTAAACAGCATAGTCAAAGTCTAAAATTTAATAAATGGAACCAAAAACGAAGCATTAGGCTACTCAAGAAAAATGATAAATACTTTCTGGGGTTCTTTTATGAGAAAGAAGCTCCAAATTTAAGAAAATCCGGTTCTTCTCTGGGAATAGACCAGGGTTACAAGGCTTTAGTTACTTGTTCTGACGGCCAAGCACAAGGCCAAGAATTAGAGCAACTGTACAAGAGGATTAGTCAAAAGAAGCAAGGATCTAAGGCCTTTAAAAAGTTACTTGTTCATAGAAATAACGAAATAAACAGAGCCTGTAACCAGTTAGATTTAAGCAACGTTAAAGAGCTTGTCTTAGAAGACCTTAAGTATTTGAAGTATAAGACAAAACTGAGCACTAATGTAATGAACACCCTACAAAGATGGTCCTATCCCAAGACCATGGCTAAGTTGGAGTCTCTTTGCCAAACGAATGGTATTCTAGTCAGCAAGGTAGATCCGGCCTATACAAGTCAAAGGTGTTCTGAATGTGGACATATAGACAAAGGAAATCGTAAGGGTCTTGATTTCCTTTGTCTATCATGTGGCTATGGGTCTAACGCAGATTACAATGCTGCTAGGAACATAGTCAACTTGGGAGTGTATAGTCTCCAAGGCCCTGAGAAGGAATTAAGATGCAGACAACTATGGATCACAAATGCGCATTAGTTATCTCTGATGAAGATAGTAAATTTTATGATTGGTCTCCATCCACAGACGCTAATGATGTAAAAGAACTGATTGAATGGGCTGGGGATGAAGGTTATCATATGATAATGAACTATTTTGATGGACTTTATCATGTAACTTTTTATCCAGAGGATATGAGTTTTGTGGAAGAAGAGGATTATGTTGCAAGTCAAAATATGGAGATGGCAATTACTTTAGCTTTTTTGGAGACATTTTATGGGGGGGTTGAGGAAGATTGAAATTTTAATTGGGGCATGTGCTGAGTGCCCATATTGTCAACCAAGATTTAGAAATTTACAAATTGTAGAAAAATGTTATTATAAAGACAGTTCGGCGGAAATACCTGACAGTGATACAATTCCTGATTGGTGTCCATTGGAGAAACAAGAAAAATGAAGTATGAGTTTCCTATTGAAGGAGTTGAGATTCCGGCCTCAGTTTTCAGGGAATCGCTTAAAGCCTTTAAAAATATTTCTTTTAAAGAGCCCATGCAAACATTAGAGACACGAATAGAAATAATTGAAGAAGTGAAAATATATGTAAATGATATTAGAAAACAAGATTTAGAAGCGGTACTTAAAGAAAAACTTTTATTTTTATCATATAGATACCATTTATGGGAACTGTATGTATATTGGCAAGGAGCAAGATATTATGAGGTTATGGCGATATTTACTTACGAAAAAGTACACAGCGCTTGTATCCAATTTACCATCTATAAAGAAATTCCTAGAGAAAGGGTAAAGAAGTGCTAATAACTACAAATTTTGCTAATCTTAAAAAATTTCGCGGAGATAGATATTCTATTGCCTTAGTACAACCAAAGGGGGTAAAGTTAATTCCATTAAAAGATTTGTGGCCTACCAAGAAAATGGTGTCAGAATACAAGTCTGGTAGAATTACTTGGGAACAATATACTAAACAATATAATTTTATTCTTGATAATTGTAGTTGGTTGCTATCAAAGATAAGAGATATGGCTATGGAGGACGATGTTGTTTTAGTTTGCTATGAGAAGGTAGAGGATAATTGCCATAGAACTTTGGTTGCAGAGAGATTAATTGAACAATATGAACTACCTAAGGATATGTGGAAGAAATGCTAAATCTGCGCAATAATTGTAGGAGGAGTTAAAATGGCTGTAATCTGTTATATGTGTCACGGAAAGGGTAAGTTTGAGGAGTATGAAATAACAGTTAACGGAAAGACTGTCACGGTGCCGGAGCAACCATGTTTCTCCTGCGACGGTAAAGGAGTCATTAGTGCGCCGCAATTTGAGGGCTGCCCATCGGTAATTGGGGTCAACTATTGAAACCACAATTTTTTAGTTTCAGAAACCTCCCAAATAGGTTATAATAAATATAAAACTTGGAGGTAACCATGGAACTTCGAATTTCATCTGCAGGAACTCCATATATCGAATTTGATAAAGATAATCGGATAGATTTTCGGTCCGCGAGCAAGAGCGATACCGGGTACAACCGCCTTTTCATTAAGGCTTGTGTAGTTACAAAGATTATGAATAAACAAAAAAAGGTATCATTTGTAAAGAGCATCCCTAATTTCTATTTAACTGATTTAACTATGTCTCCGCTACCAAATCCTATCAAGACTTCCAATAAATACTTTAAAGCGAAAAATATACGAAAGTTTAAGGAAATCGTTAGAGACCACGCAGTAGACGGCAAAATTCCATTCAATAAAATTGGTTCGTTAAGAGAAGCTCTTAAGGATTTTAATGTTATCTGAAAAAGATGTCTATATAATGTTTCGTAGGTCTCAAGGTTCTTACTTTGACAAACCATATAGACTTCCTAAGGACTGGGAAGCTTACTATGGTAAAATGGAAAAAAAAAAATAAACAGCGTCTAGATCTTATCACAAAATTCTTTAATACAAAATGGCAAAATATAGACCCAGAGCTATATTTTGCCATAGGTTTTGAAATACACCGAAATAGGTTTACTTTTTTGAAATTTTTTGATATAATAATATTAAAGCAATATATTCATAAAGACAAAGCTGAAAAAATAAATCAATCTTCAATATTTGAAGATTTTGAAAGATCAGTAGAACATATAGATACTACTATAGAAGGAGGTAAGACATCAAAGTTAAGTAGATATGCTCTTCAAATAAATGGAAAACAACCATTGGCAATTTCAGACTATCTTAAAAACAAAATAGGTAAATTTTTTCTCATTTACCTAATAACAAAAGGATTTATTAAGATCCCTTCCGACGGAATGTTACAGCTGCCGTATGTAATGATAAACTACTCAGATAGTATAACTAGGTTGGAGAAAATACAAAATACAAAAGATTTTAAAAAAATATTAAACAAAATAAACTGAAAGCTAAAAGGGAGAAAAGAAAATTATGAGTAAATGGGTCAAAAGTGCGAAGTATAAAGAATTTTTAGAACAAAGAATGCAGGAACAAGATTCTGTGGATAGGAATAGAAATACATGGGCTCCAGAAAAGGGAACTGAAAAAGATCCTAACACGTACCACGGTAGATTCCTTCAGGATCCTGAGGGTCGCAACTACAAAAAGATTTTATATCATCTATACCGTAGGAATGATGGTTGGCAATTTGTCTTGTGTCAAAAAACCTTTGATTTTAACAACTTTTGTTCTTTCTGTTCTCTAACATCTGCTCTGTATCAAGGAACGGAAAATGATAAGAAAATGGCAAAAGGGTATAAACGCAAAGAAAAGTTCGCGGGTAATTTCTTTGTAATTGAAGATCCTAGGGATTCAAAGAAGGAAAATGATGACTACCGGGCTGCAGGTAAAAACTGGGTTTATGAGTTCCCAAAGCAAGTAGAATCTAAACTACTTGAGGAAATGAAGGACGAAAAAGAAGGTCTTGGAGAAGCTATTTTTGATCCAGGTGAAGATGGTCACACATTTATCCTTAAGGTGGGGGCTACTAAGCCTATGACTGACGGAACTACTTTTCCAGATTATGCTAATAGCAAATTCGCTAGTAAGGCTTCGGCTATCGGTAGTGATAAAGAAATTGGTAAAATCATGGAAACTGTTGTAGATCTGGAAGAACATGTTAAGAATATGGCTATGTCAGACGAGGACATGAAAGCTCTTATTGAGGAAGAGCTTTTGTGGGACTATGTGGAAAGAGATTGGAAAAAATTCAAGGGTTCTACAGAAGTAAAAGAAGAAAAGGAATCTGAAGAAGAACCAAAATCTAAAAAGGAAGAAAAAGACCCAAAACCTGAATCTGATGAAGACGATCTTATGAAGGAATTGGACGACCTAAAAAATAGTTAAATGTATATGCTGGATCGACAAGTAGTTTATCAATGTGAAGGATGTTTTCATAATATGGGCGGCGAATGTAAAAAGTGGCTTTCACCAGAAGCTAAGTTTCGCATAAATAAATGTATAAATTGCGGGCTCGCTACTCACATAACTTCTAAAAAAACTTATACAGAAAAATTAAGATTTGGTCAGCAAAAATCTAAAAAATTCAAAAAAAGACCTACAAGTACTTAATTTTATTAGTCAATGTATTTTTTTCAAAAAATCTGTTTCAGAAATAAGTAGCATATGATATAATAAACTAAAAACTTGGAGGTAACAAAATGAAAACAGCTTATCTGATGGCAGACGACAAAACCTATCCATTTAAAAACTCCACAGAAAGAAAACGTTTACTTTTAGGTCTTTGTATTCGCTGCGGAAAAGTGGAGGCTATGCCTAATGTTCGCACCTGTTTGGATTGTGGTGAAAAAATGAGTGCCACATCAAGAAAATATTACGCGCGAAAAAAAGCAGCCCGCCTTCAATACGCTACACGGTAGCATACACTAAATATATTAGATGTTCCAGAGGCCCCACTATCAATTTATTAGATTGGGGCCCTTAATTTTTTAATAAATACATTTATAGGAGAATGAGTACAGATGTCTGATACAGAATTATTTACCATAGATGTAGTCCAAAGGATGTTTCCACACACTAAGATACCAGCTATAGAAGCTAATTTACCTTATGTGCTAGATTCTTTAGATAGATTTGGATTAAATGATAAGGAGATGATTCTTATGGCCTTATCAACTATAAGGGCTGAGACAGAGTCTTTCTATCCAATATCTGAATATAGATCTAAGTATAATACTTCTCCTAATGCAGATCACCCATATGATAAGTATGATTATAGAAAAGATTTGGGTAACCAGGGTCCTCCAGATGGAGACACATATAAAGGCAGAGGTTATATACAACTAACGGGTAGATATAATTACGAATCTATTGGCGAACAGCTTGGTGTAGATTTGGTCAATGACCCAGATTTAGCTAATGATCCTGGAATTGCCGCAGATATATTAGCTATTTTCTTGTTAAGTCATGAAACTAAAATTCGCGGAGCTTTAGCTGAGGGGGACTTGACCTTAGCACGTAAAGCAGTAAACGGTGGAAGTCATGGTTTAGAAGTTTTTGAAGACGCATTTTTAACTGGAGAGGAATTAGTTTAAGGAGAAAAATATGCCTAGTGTAAAACCTGGGGAGTCTGAAAAAGATTTCGTATCTAGATGTATTCCTATTGTTATGCATGAACATGAAGGTATGGAAAATAAGCAAGCAATAGCAATATGTTATAGTCTTTACAGGAATAAAGACAAGAAGAATGAAGAGCTATTACAGAAAATAGACATATTAACTAAATGAAATTTGAATTATATTTAAATGAAGGCTATGTGATAGATATTAAGGGCAAATTGGCTCAAAAATTTGCAAATAAACTTATTAAGGATGTCTCTGCTGGGTTTGATACACAAAATAAAGCTGAGGTAGAAGCTAAGACAGAGTTAGAAAAGCTGAAAAAGAGTTTAAAATACATGTATTCAAGTGTTAAGATTGTTGGATTCAAAGATATACATGATATGGCAAGTTTTCTTGTAGAATCAAATTTATTCTTGTCTTCAAGTTGGGGTAGGATCTATAATAGCCTTGTGGGAGTAGACAAAAAGAAAGCAGATTTTATTTTGGAGAAAGGTCCAGATTTTATAAAGACCGCAGACACTATTTTAAAGAAGTTTGATGGTTTCGCGGCTAAATGGATAGAAAAAAGAAAAAATAAAGAATATTATGCCCCTGTGAGTGCATTAGACAGTGTAGGATATGAGAGACACCGGTTATACAACGATATAGAAACAGTAAAAGAATTTATCAGGAGAGTGAAAAAATGAAATTTGAATTATATTTAAATGAAGAAGTTAAATTGACCCCAATGAAAGTAAAACGGACTTTGGATTTGGTTCTTAATCAGAAGTTTTCTAGTAACCAAGAGACTTTCAAAACCGGGTCTGTGGGGTATATTTTGTCCATGGACGGGGATAAGAGTGCAAATCAAAGTACAGCAAAACCATGGATTAAAAAAGTTGTTAAGAAACTAGAAGCTTTAGGTTTTGTTAAAACTGAAGAGCATCCAAAGACAATTAAATGGCGCCCAGCAGACGAGATTTGGATTAAAGACGACATAGCAGTTTTAATTTATCTGTCTTTAAAGGATGAAGTTGCTCCGGCCTCTTTTAGTATAATAATTTATGATCTTACAAAAACTAAGAAGCAAGAAGATGACACAGTTGAGAAATCTAGAAGATGGATTAAGAATCAAGTAGACTAAATTATGAAACTTAAAGAATACCTAAAAGAAGCTATAGATCTCGATAAGGGCGATTATTCTATTCGCCTTAGTTTTAGTCCTATTTCTGGGATAAGTTTTGATATCCATATGCCTAGATCTATAAGATTTAAAGACCCTATTCAAGAGAAAATGTGGGACCTAAGAAGATTAGATAATAAAGAAGAATTTAAGAAACTAATAGACTTTGTGAGTAATATGTTTGATAATGAAGAAAAGTCCTTATCTAAAGAAATAGCAGATATAATGGATACAGCTATGACCTTAGTCAAAGCTAAATTACAAAGATCTGTGTTAAAAATGGAAAAAGAATTCGACGATAAGGTAAAGAAACTATGAAACTTAAAGAATATTTAAAAGAGTCGGACGAGCAATGGAGCTCTATAAAAAATGAAGAGCTAAAATATTCGTTCTATTTAAGTCTTGATGGAGAATCTGCTAGGTTTAGTTTCTCTCAGTCTCCAGATTTTGTTGTTAAAAATAATGCTAGAGAATTACAACGCTCTTTAATACGAGGTAAAGATTCTATTTGGGATAAATTTTATGAATTAGAAAAAGAAGATGATAAAAATAGAGTCTTAAGACGAAGGAAACTAGTGGAGGAAGTAAAACATATCCTTGATACGTCATTAGGTCTTATTAAAGCCAAACTTCAAAAAGCAGCTTTAGAAGATGAGAAATTAATGAAAAAAAATGCAGAGCTGGCGGCCAAAGCATGAAATTAGAAAAGTATTTAAAAGAAGAACAAAGGTATTCTACTGATGAACAGGAGATTCAATTAAGACTTGATATTCGAGGAGCCCTTCTTTATCTTTTTACCCAATATAATAGGTTTCAGAACCTAGGTCAAGATCATAGTAAACTTTGGGACCAGATATATAATAGCAATTTTTCTAAGGATAAAATAGATTCGCTTGTTAAAGGAATACGGGCTGAAAAAGATAAAATAGAAAAAGAGGCTTTTAATGAAATGAAAGATATTTGGTTATCAGCATTAGGGCTTCTTAAGGCTAAAGCAGCAGAAGCCTCTTTAAAGTATGGGCAAGTTATTGAAGATTCTATCAAAAAGGCCAAAAAATGAAGACTGTAATTCCATCAAAAATTTCCGCAGATGAGATAAAGCTTATTAAGGCCTTTGTGGCTATGCTTAGAATTACTACTGAGTTCTATGAGAAACCTTCTATGAAAACTTATCCTAAATTTAAAGAAGATATTAAGCCATATTTTAAGTATCCCTTCTCGAAACCAGTAAAAGCTAGAATAGAACTTTTAGATGAAGAGTTTGGTAAAATAGACACTGCCAAATCTAATTTACCAGAAGTATTAAATTCATTCTCTGCAGATGTTGCTAAACTCGAAGCTATGTTTAAGGCTGGCAATTTTAAAACTGGGGCGTCTTTTGCTAGTACTGTGAATAATAAAATCGAAAGTATTAAGACTTCTCAAGTAAGGCACCGTGACATATTAAAAGGCAGAAAGAATCCATTTTATGTAGCCGATCCTTTTTTCTTTCAAACTACTGATTTTATTAGAAGTTTTTCTGTAGAAGATATGAAAGAAATTATAAACAAAGACTATATTAAATTTAGCTATTCATATTTACACTTCCCCAAAGTTAAATTGGATAATTTTCAATTCTTAGTCTATTTTATTCAAGAACTTAAAACTGATGAAACTCCAATAGAATTACATCCGCACCAATTTAACAAATATTCAGATTTCCTCTATATGGAAAGTGAAAATTACGGAGAGTTTAAGAAGTTAATAGATAAATACCTACATTCTAATGATAAAAAATTAATTCCTAAACTATTAGAATTATTAGAAGAATTACCTGAACTAAAGGCCGCTAATGAGAAATTAAAGAAAGAGACTAAGATTGTATATCGAGGAATTGGGGGTTATAGTGGTGAAGGGGAAAGAGGAGAGCCCACAAGAGCTGATATAGAAAAGGAAGATAAAAGAATTAAGTATGTAGCTTGTTCTTCTAGTAGATATGTTGCCGAAAGGTTCGCTAAGATGATAGGGCATCTTGAGAGCGGGAGACGCTCAGATTGGGGAACTGTAATCACGTATAAAGTGTCTCCTGCGAGCATAATTTTTGATACTGATACCTTTGGTGGAATTTTCGGGGAAGATGAGGTTCTGATTGACGCCACAAAAGCTGAAATTATAGATATTTACGAACTCGGTCCTAAAGGCTATGAGGATGAAGATTAAATGAAGTTTTTAGGTTACTTACTCTTAGAACGTAATATAATAAACTTAGATGCGGTAGAAGCCGTTATACATGATATATTGATGGATTTAAATGCTATGAGGGCAGTTGTTCCTAGAACAGATTTTGAAAAAATAGAAAAATGGATAAAATCTAATCTAAAAAACTTTATATTAAGAGATTATGGAAATGTACAGAAATTAAGTTATACAGATAGTTATGTAACAAATAGGGCAAGAAAAGAAAAATGGATACAAAAGGCAATAGATAGAGGTGATGAGCTTTACGCAGTAAATTTAACTGTAGCATTTCGTAGTAATATAGATCATGTTCTAGATTACTTTACATTTAACCCAAATATCAATATCTCTAGGATCTCGGTACCTGAGGCCATAAGACAAAGTGAGGAATGGACCAAACAGCAAAACAAGAAGGCCTCTGACCAAGAAGATGTTCAAGGTATTCAGGAAGTAAGAAAATACTCAGACGGGTTTCACTGGGTCAAAGTAACAAGTAAACAAGCCCTGGACAGAGAAGGTAAGTTGATGAAACATTGTGTAGGGTCTTATTGTGATCAGGTCTCCGTTGGTAGTACAAGCATTTATAGTCTAAGGGACAAGAAAAATGAACCACATTGTACCATAGAACTAAAACAAGGTAGTATTAACCAAATTAAAGGTAAAGCCAATGGTCCTGTAGATAAGAAGTATGTAAAATATGTTAAGGACTTTGTACTAAAGCCTATTGTTGGGGAAAAGTATGCTAAGGTATCAGACCTTAAGAACATAGGTCTGGTAGAGATCGAAGGTAAGATCTATGATATAAACAACTTGCCTAAGAACTTGGAAATAAAAGGACATTTGTACCTTGGTGGTTGTACTTCTCTTACTAGCTTGCCTTCTGGGTTGAAGGTCGGAGGATATTTGTACCTTAGCAACTGTACTTCTCTTACTAGCTTGCCTTCTGGGTTGAAGGTCGGAGGACATTTGTACCTTAGCAACTGTACTTCTCTTACTAGCTTGCCTTCTGGGTTGAAGGTCGGAGGACATTTGTACCTTAGCAACTGTACTTCTCTTACTAGCTTGCCTTCTGGGTTGAAGGTCGGGAGAGATTTGGACCTTAGCAACTGTATTTCTCTTACTAGCTTGCCTTCTGGGTTGAAGGTCGGGGGAGATTTGTACCTTGGTGGTTGTACTTCTCTTACTAGCTTGCCGAACGATTTAGAAGTAAAAGAAAAGATCTGCGTTTCAAATAACATGATGAAATATTTTAAGGATAGTAAATTTAAGGATCAGATAAGATAATGGTCTATGAAGTTTTGCAAAATAGTATATTTAATGAATTTAGAAAAAGAGGGTTAGAATACACTTACGAAGAATTTTGGAAAAAATATTTGAGTGATTGAAGAGGTGTTTTATCGTGATTACTTTAGAAGTTAGTAAATTATGAAATCTGGGGCAGGTAAAAAGAAAGGTGGGGCGTGGGAAAGAGAGGTATCGCGCTATTTGACTGCCTGGGCGTCTGGCCAAATAAAAGACATGTGGTACTGGAGATCTCCGGGCAGCGGTTCAGTCGCTACTATGTCCAAACATATGAACATCAGCGGAGATATAGTATCTTTAACACCAGAAGCAGATGTACTCACAAATTTATTTAGTATAGAAATTAAGGTGGGCTATAAGGAAACAGATTTTTTTCAGTATTTTAGAAAATGCAAATTTAATCTAGAATCTTTTTGGGCCCAATGCTGTAGAGATGCTAAGAAATCTAACAAAGAACCTCTTTTAATTTATAAAAAGCCTCCTATCCTTGTAGGCATAGGAGGCTTTTTAAAGATTGAAATACCTCATATGACTATACAATTTAATAACTTAGAAGATTTACATTTATATGAATTTACAAAATTTTTTGAAGTAGTAACGTTTGAAAGTCTAAAGGCCTTATAAAATAAGATAAATAGATTAAGGAGCAAACCATGACTACAATATTAGATAAAATTGATGGATATTTAAGTGAGAAAAAGAAAGTTTCTACCAGAGAACTAGAATCTATCGCTAAAGAACTCATCAACACCTTTAAACAAGACCAAAAACACGGGGAATCTGGTGATATTGAATCTATGGTAGAAGATCAAGCAGCGGCTTTAGGGGTTAATGCTGAGGCATTTTATGAAGTCGTTCTCAAAACTGCAAAAAAGATGGGTGTGAAACTATAAACCATGTCTCAAATATCTGTAACTGGTGATGAATTCCCTAATATTCTTTGCGCGTTTTTGTTGGATCTTTTGAATCATGGTTCATCTCTCCAAAACGAAAATTTTGATGTTATTTTAAGGAAACTCAAAAACGCTGGAATACGAAGTAACTTATTACAAATGTATATTGATATGCCTGGGAACGATCGGGTGCTTTACAAATTTGTAAGGCCTATACTTATGGGAATTACCAAAGGTACTGCAAGAATTACTATAACAAATGGAGGAACAGAAGATGAAATTTAAAGAATTTTTAAGCGAGAAAAAGAAATTTATGTCAAAAAAGGAATTTGAGGCCTTTGCTAAAGAAACGATTGATGGATGGACTCAAGGTCGTGGATTAGATGCAAGTAATCTTGAGGATACAGTAAAAAAAATTGCAGAAGTTTATGGAATTAATGCAATAGATCTTTACAAAATAGTCCAAACTCTTAAAATGTCCAAAGTTCTTGGCGGAAAATTTTAATAAATGAATAAGGAGCTAATATGTCGGAATTAACTAGTGGAGATCCGATAGAGAGGGCGGAAGTACCTGAAGGTAAATTTCCCACTGATGTAAATGGAGTTTTTGCAGACGGACAACTTAAAGCCGGTTCTGTTGCTTTTCCCGTCTTTGATGTTGATAAAGACGACTTTTATGGTAATATGACAGCTGACAGGCGACGTATGCGCTTTAAAACTGATAATGTGAAGAGTTATATGGTCGGGACAAAGTACAAATTACCATTTTACATCAAATATACAGATGAAAATGGAAAAGCCTATCAGCGCAGAGTTAAATAAGTTTCAGAAATTTCTGTAGTGTGATATAATAAACCTAAAACCCTTTGGAGAAAAGTATGAATAGTCTTTTAGATAAAATTTCTCAATTTTTGTGTGAAAGTGTAAAAACCCCAGATTTTTATCTAAAAGACATTATAAAAGATTTAGAAGATTATGAAATCGACTACGCAGTAATAGGCGGTATATCTCTTAAAGTTCATAACTTTGAAAGATATACAGAAGATATTAATCTCTTAGTTTCTAAGGAAGGATTTAAAAAAATCCAAGAAAATTTAATAGGCAATCGATACACATTAAAACCTGGGTCTAGTAAAAATCTTTATTACCACGGTCTAGTAAAAATCAATATAGATATTTTAGTAGAAGGAACTAAAGAAGGTAGTTTTACACTTCCTCACCCCAAAAATATAAGACAAAAATTTTTTGGGGTATGGTACATTGATTTAAAAAATCTTATTATCTTCAAACTTAATGCTAACAGGACTCAAGATCTTGCTGATGTGTCTAGGCTTATTTTGGCAAATAGTCTTAATGAAAAATACGCAAAAAAACTTCCTTTGAATATTAGGACCAAATTCTTAGAGCTTTTTAAATAGGTCACTATTAATGAAATTCAAAAGTTTCCTTAATGAAAAATACTTGATATTGGTGGATTTTAAATATGATAATAAAACTCCGCCATTTCCTGTTTATATGAACCCGACTGTTTCTGACTATATAGACCTGAAAAAAGAGGAAGCTAAAAATCATGTAATGAAGTTTTTTGTAAATATTAGATTTATAGTAGATTTGAATAGATGGAATGTTTATGTATTTCACGCTAGCAAAGCTATGCACGAAGAGGTTGAAGAAAAACTTAGAAAAGAAGGTTTGCCTCTTTCAAATAATCTTCTTTATGGAGTTGGTCCTTTATCAGGAAGTAAAATAGAAATAGAAGATCTTTATCAAAATCCATGGAAAGTTCCTCAAAATTATGATTATGAATGGTCTAAGAAATATTTCATCAATCCTCAAGATCTTAGAAATAAACAACTAATGACTGAATTATGATTATTCCAGACTTAGTTCCATATATTGAAAAATTTAAGGCCATTCGGCCTTATTTACTTAAATGTAAAACTTCAAAGGAGACTAGGCAACTTCTTAACAAAGAATTTAAGAATATAAAATGGAATCTTTTAAAAAATTCTGGAGAAATAGATAGAGACGGAAATATAGTTGAAGTAATACAAGCTTATTTTGATGTAGATCGTTTAAGAATTCTCATAGATTGTGGTGAAGCTTTCTATAAATATATTTGCGATGAAGACGAAATAGATAGAGTGATTAAAATCGGGCTTTCGATGGTTGGGCACGAGCTTATTCACCGGGAACAATATGATCGAAGGCTACAGGACTTGGTGTATTACACAAAAGGAAAGACAAAAGAATATTTATCTAGGCCTGAGGAAATTGCTGCATATGGATGGCAAATAGCTCAAGAACTGAGAGACTATGGACTAAATAGAAAAGAAGCTATAGAAATGATAAGAACAGATGTAGAGGCGGCTTCAATAATTACTTCAGCCCTAGGAATGTATTCATTGGTATTTGAAAAAATAGAAAGACCATATAAAAGGTTAATAAAAACTGTGGTAGCATATTTGGAGAAAGCAGATGAGCAAGTTTCTTAATTATATTACTGAAGCGGTTATCACGGCGGACCACCAATCTTTAAAGAATAGGATTTTGTCATCTCTTTCCAAAGTTCCTGCAAATAGTCGTGGAGCATTATTTTCAATTTTAGGTCATGAGTTTTTAAAAGATAAAATATATTTTTCATTATTAAAAAATAGTCCTGAAACCATAGACGGATATATTGATAAAAAAACTTTAGAAATTTTCATTGAAATAGGAAGGTCTCATGTTCTATTTACGCCGTTTCCAATATTAACAGATAATTTAGTGGAGATTATTTCTCACGAGTTTGTTCATAGGGAACAGTTAGAGAGATCTGAAGGAAAAGCTAGGTTTGAAAAACTAGAAGGAGAAGTAACTAGGGCGAAAGTTAAAAAATATTCCGCTAACGTGCAAGAAATTATGGCCTATGCTTATCAAACAGTTCTAAGTCTAAGACATGAAGGTTTTACTGATGAAGAGATCATCGATATGTGTAAGAACCCAAAAAAATGGCTTGATAGGTTAGAGAATAGTAGAACTCACTTAGATATTTATTTGGTAGACTATTTTAGGGATGATAGTTCTGTAGCTAATAGATTTAAAAAGTATATAGTTGCATATTTGGAGAAGAAATGAGGCTGAAGTCATATTTAAATGAATCTCAGAAAAAATTTAGATGTGGCTTTGCATGGCATGGAGAATCACACGAATTTTATACTTATGCTAAGGACAAAAATACCGCTAAACGCAACGGGGTATCTAGGTTAGCAGAGAAATTAAAAAGATCTTTTGGTTCTGTATGGAATTACTTCAACTCAGGTAAAGACAATTATGAAATAGAAGAGATCAAAGAATGAAGTTTCTTAATTACCTACTTTTAGAAAGAAATATAGTCAACGTACATGATATTGATGCTTACATTAATTTACATGTGTTAGAGTGCGGCAATAGAATAGACATAGCAAAATGGATGAAATCTAATCTCAGAAACTATTTACTAAGGCAATATCCAACTAATATAGTGGCTTCCAGTTTTGCAAGAAGAAATTATAATGATATGCCTTGGGTAAATAAGGCCTTAGACCGAGGTGAAGAAGTTTCTATAGTATCTATTAATCAAGAACTTAGAACCCAAGTAAATCATATAAGAGACTTTTTCAGAGCTAATCCAAATATCAATATTTCTAGAATGTCCTTTCAAGAGGCATTAAGGCAGACTGATGTTTGGGTTGAGAAAATGAATAGGAAGGAAGTTGAAGAAGATTTAGCCGGTCTTAAAATCGTAAGAAAATATCCTGATGGGTTTCAATGGGTCAAAGTAGTAAGTCCACAAGCCTTAGGCAGGGAAGGTAAGTTGATGAAGCATTGTGTTGGTAGTTATTGTGATCAGGTATCTAGTGGCAGATCAATTATCTATAGCTTAAGGGACAAAAAGAATGAGCCGCACTGTACAGTAGAAGCTAGATCAGATTCTATCGAACAAATTAAAGGCAAAGCTAACTCTGCTGTAGATGATAAGTACATCAACTATGTTAAGGACTTTGTTAAGAATCCTGTTGAAGGTAACAAATACGATTATGTTCGTGATATACAAAATATTGGAATGTTTGAGATAGATGGAAAATATTTTGATGATGTAAATGATTTACCAAAGGGATTCAAGGTAAAAGGAGACTTAATACTTAATACTTCAAAATTAAAAACTTTACCTGAGGGTCTAAATGTATCTGGAAATTTAGTGGTTGATTATACAAATCTTGAGAGTTTACCAAAAAAACTTGTTGTTGGTGGTTATTTAGATGCTAGTCGTACTCCAATTGAAACTCTACCAAAAGATATTAAAGTTAAAAGTTTTATAGATGTGGAGTTTTCAGCTATATCTTCTTTACCAGATAATTTTAAAACAAATGCAAGTCTTTTTCTTAGTCGTTGTAAGAATCTTAAAACTCTGCCAAAAAACCTTAAGGTCGGTGGAGTATTAGGATTAAGTTTTTGTTCTATTGAAACTTTACCTAACGGTCTTGAGGTTGTAGATAATTTACTTATTGAAGAAACTAAAATTACTTCGCTCCCAGACGATTTGAAGGTCGGCGGAATCATCTATACAGATGAAAAAACTCTACGCAAATTAGCTAAATATAAAGATAGGTTTTTAATAAAAATATGAAGTTCTTAAATTGGATTCTAGAAGCGAGAAGGGGCGGTACCCCAAAGATCTCAATAATTGAGGCTTTGAGTAAATATAAAGACGACCCTGACATCTACATATCTTATACATCTCTAGAAAAACTAGGTATAAATCCGCAATATGATTATGGAACCCCACTAGGTATATACTTTTACCCATTGAAAGAAATATGGAGATTTGTTACTAATGATACTGTTCCTTTTGCTGGAGAAAGAAATTGGGTCTGGGTAGTGAGAGCTAAAAACTTATTAAATTTAGATACTTATACTGAAAGTGATTTTATAAATGATGAAAAGAAATTGCGCAAATATTTTGAGCAGTTAGGGCATAGCCCAGATGTTTATGGTATTTGTTATGATGCGGCTTTTCGAGACAATTCTAATAAATCTGGAAGAAGCCCTGGAAGATTTATATGGTACCTTAGTCATAATGTCGCTAATAATGTTGAAGATAGAGTAATATCTAGTAGAACCCCCTTCAGATGGACTGAGATTTTAAGAAAAGTTCTAGGATATAAAGGGGTCAGAGATACTAAGGGAATTATCCACCAGAACGAGCCTCAACAAGCTATTATGTTCAGTTTAAGAGATTTGCTGATAGTAGAAAAGATTAAAAACATAAAACCTGATACAACTGAAAGAATTGTAGCAAAGAACCTTATCGAATATTTAGAATTAGTGAAACAAAATTCACACATAGGCTTAGAGTCCGTAATACAAAATAGAATTACAAAAACTTGGGCTAATGAAAAGATGATAATTATTAAGGACTCGGCTTTTCAAAATATGAACTTGGAAGAATTTAAATATATCCTAGATCTTAACGTAGTAGAAGGTATCACAATAATAAAGATTATAGAAGCCAAGAAATATGATCCTATTTTTATAAAGGCTGCCGTAGATTCTAAATCTATTGTTTTTATAGAAGACGTAGAATCAGCAGTCTTCTATATTAAAGAATTTCACATCTTTAATAGAATACAACAATATTTTGAAGAGAAAAGAAAAAGTCCCTATATGAGCTGGACTAGGGCTCTTATAAACCTTCCTAAAGTTATAGAAAGTTTTACTGCAAAAAAGTATATTGAGTTCATGAAAGGACTAACTAAAGACAGGATTTTAGATGTCTATGATATTTTTACCGCGACTGCCTTAATGTTAGATTTAAAGGGTAACAAAAAAGACGCCATAGGCTATTTTATTGGGGATATTTATCCCAGATTTTTACAAGTAGAAGCAGCAAAAAATTCTCCAGGTGCAATGGATAAAGTTATAGAACTCTTTAAACGTGATGTATTGAACAGAGCGTCAATACGAGGTTATCCACCACTAGACAGCCTAGAAAAATTCATCGATAAAAAATATATCGAAAAATATTGGTAAAGTTGGTTACAAATTCATAGATAAATGATATAATTTATCTATGAAACTTTTACTTGATAGCAATAATTTCTTCCTTCGTCATTTTTTCTCTAAAATTATAAATCCAAACTCCCCTGTTCCTGAGTGGGATCTTTTCAAATTCATAACAGTAGATCATATTATCAGTTATATCTGGAAGTTCAAGGCTACAGAAGTTATCCTAGCTGTTGATCATTCAGATTCTTGGCGTAAACTCCTTTATCCAAATTACAAATATAGTAGGAAACTCAATCGAGATAAGTCAGAAATTGATTGGGGTAAATTCTTTGAAGTTTACCATAAATATCTTATTGAGATTCAAGAGTCTCTGCCATTTAAGGTTCTGAAGGTTAAGGGCTGCGAGGCAGACGACGTTATAGGTATTTTAACTGAGAGCCCTTCTGTAATCATATCTTCAGATTCAGATTTTAATCAACTAATTTCTAAGTCTATAAAAGTCTTTAATCCATTTACTCAAAAATATGTAGAAAAAATTGACAATTTTGTAAATATTGCCTGTTTACAAGGTCAAAAGAAAGATGATATTCCTAACATACTAACCCCACTAGACTGGGACGTTACAAGTAAAGTTCGTAGGCCGATTTTTGGGGAGAAAAAAGCTCAAAAAATTTTGGTTGAAGGGCTGGAGTCCTGGCTCAAAGAAAATTTTCTTGAAAAAAGATTTCAAATTCAAAAAACCCTTATAGATTTGGGGTCTATACCTAAGGTTATAGAAAAAAGGGTTATTGATGCCTATTCTATATATCAAATGCCTGAAGTCGAGAATATAGGTAAATTTTTTATGAAATATAATTGGAGAACCTATATGGAAAAATTGAGTGAGGTCGAAAATAAATTATTGACTCTATACTAAAAACTAGTTTCAGAAAACCTCTAAACATGTTATAATAAACTAAACCATTCTCTAGGAGGTCCCAATACCATGTGCAAATTCTTCAGCTTTGTATCTGACCCAGTTAAGTCTAAGTTCCTGTACTTTGACTGGGATCTTAGACAAAGGATTCTGTCAAAAGCCCTTAATGACTATGAACCAGATAGCCATACAAGCATAGCCCATTACTTTGGTTATAAGGCCAAGGAAGAGGACAAGCTCAATAAATATGAGTATAATCCTTTGACTGGGGTCTTTACCGTAGATCAGATCAACGGACCTAATGACTCAGTAAAAGCCGAAGCTTGGGTAAAGGCTTTAGACTTCAGCCAAATAGTTAAGCCTTTGATCATTAAGCCTATTGTCCATCCATTTGAGATTAAGCCTCCGGAAATAGGCCCAGAGATTCTGGCCTTATTAAGAACCTGGACTTCTGTCTGGACTTCTGTCTGGACTTCTATTTGGGATTCTGTAGGGAATTCTGTACGGGCTTCTGTCTGGGCTTCTGTCTGGGATTCTGTCGGGGATTCTGTCGGGGATTCTGTCTGGGATTCTGCCCGAGCTTCTGTTTGGGATTCTGTAGGGGTCTACACTTCTTCTTTCTTTGACATAGAATATAAACACGACTTTAGTCCTTGTACCAAACTTTGGGAAATGGGCTTAGTACCAAGCTTCGATGGTAAGATTTGGAGGTTACATGGTGGGCCTAGGGCTGAGGTTCTATGGTCGGGTGAAATAAACTAGTTTCAGGATTAGGGTCAATACGTTATTATAAACTAAAACCTTGGAGGTAGTTATGGATGCTTTCTTTAATGTAATTCGAGAACCTGTTTTTCGGAAAAACGGAAAGGAAATCCTAAATAAGTTTGTGTTGGTCAATGAGGACACAAATAACGAACTAGGAATAGTCTCCAAGGACTATAAAATAATTTATAATAAACAGGTATATGATTTGTTTTCTGAAGCTATGAACAAATATTCTATAGTCTCAGAGACCCATCATCTAGACTCCATCGGTAGACGGTGGAAATGCGATTGGGTCTTTGATGATGATAGGCTTAATGCCGAAATTTTACCAGGAGATTCTGTAGGTTTGGCAATGAGATTTTTTAATGCTTATGATGGAAAACACTCGTTCGGCTTCGAGCTCTTTGGTTTTAGGGCCCGTTGTAGTAACGGCCAAGTCTTCGGTAAACGATCTTTGTTCTCTAAGACCTATCAACACTTTACTAATTCTCCTCAAAGGCTCCATAATGACTTCATTCTTAATATGGATAACTTCCAGATTAATGTTGATATTTGGCAGGAATGGACAAAAATACCTTTCACTAAATCTCAGTTTTCTGTTTTTCTGGAAGATAAGAAGTATCTCGGAGACCGACTGAAAGCTAAATTGGTAAATAACACTGAACGAGTCTTGAATATGTTCAATATGGATGAGACTATGTTCGGGATATTTAATGTCATCACGTATTACAGCAGTTGGGAAACCAAAAGTAACAAAGGTTCTTATGTCTTTAGTAATGGTTATAATATGCTCACTCGGTTGGCTGAAGAATTCTATGAAATTAAGACTCCTAACCAAGGAATTAAGTTGTTGAAGTAATTGAAATATGCGCCTGTAGCTCAGTCTGGATAGAGCAACGGACTTCTAATCCGCCGGTCGGGGATTCAAATTCTCCCAGGCGCACAAACCCTAAAGAAAAGTCTATGATTCATCTATACAAATACCGTAAAGATAGTAAACATGGAGCGCTAAAAACCGACACTTATTTGGTATTTGAACATCCACATAGGTCACCTGCTTTGTTTATGTCGATGGGAGAAATTAAGAAAATGAATGAGTTATTCCATACTAAAAAAGAAGCTGTATTAGCGACAGAAAAATTAGCCACAAAATTAGGACAAGAATTGGCACTACATAATTAAAAGGAGAAATAAAATGAACTACAAATTAAAAAATGAAAACTCTATAGTATCTATCTGTGTAGGTAAAATAAGACTTATGGCTGCTAACCATCCGGAAATTAAGGAAGCTCTTCAATGTATGTTTCCTGAAGTTTTTGAAGAGGAATGTAGGCGGTTTAAAATTGGAACAAAATTTAAAAACCCTTATGAAGGTGGTAATATTTACATGTTATGCCAAGTAGGGCCACGGGAAGTAAAAATGATTGTCGTTGACGGCTTTGATAGAGGAAACAGATATAGTGATACCGAGCTAACTAACGCAGTTAGTGAAATTATTCTTCCTAAAGAATTTGATGATTTCATAGAATATTAATGGATAATGAATTTATGATATATAATGGAATAACAATCTCTAAAGATGAAGCCGGGTTGTTGGTACAACTATTTGGGCATTTAGTATATAAAACTGAATTATTTAAGTGGATGCATGAAGTTGGTCTAACTACATTTTTTGACAAGTTGAGACAAACTCTTCGTGATCCTATTGACGATCATATTGAAAGCTATCACAACGGATAAAACACCTAGAAGATGAGAGTTAATAAAGGACCCGTAACTCAATTGGTAGAGTACTCGGCTCATAATCGAGTAGTTGCTGGATCATGCCCAGCCGGGTCCACAAATGTCTAAACTGTATTACCAGAACCTCAAAAGATCCTAAAATCTATAAATGGCTATGGTTCGGGTTTACTTTCTATAAGGACAAATAAAATGAAAGTATCTTATAAACCAGGGAAACTTCCAGAGTGTACTTTAGATGATCCGTCTGGTTGTCCATATTGTTTTGATCCTAATTTTAAAGAGAGTGATCGAAGAACATGTAATTACCCGAGGCCTGTTGAGTGTTTTTATAATAAAAATCATTATATTAATAAGGAGAAAACAAAATGATAAATTATGTGGCAGGGTTGATTACAATTTTGGGCGGAACAATTTTTGGCATTCTTAGTATATATGCTATTATCGACGAAACACTATACAATGTAGCTAAGCCGCTTATTGTGTTCGCCCTTTTAATTTTGTCTATTTGTTGTATTTTTTCTGGATATAAAATCTTTTTTATGTAAGGAGATACCAAAATGATTGATCAATATACATGTCCTTATTGTGAAAAGCCTACCAAGGATCCTAACTCTCTGTGTGAAGAGTGTTGGTCTGAGTATCTTGGAACTCATGTTGGCGGAAGAATGGAAAAAAAGTGTCATTGTAATATTTGTCTAAGTTTAGCTATGAGATGGAAAGCCTTAAGAGAAGAAAAAGAAGTTTCAGAAGTCTCCTAGAAATGTTATAATAAACTAAAACTTTGGGGGCTATATGAAACATGATGATAAAAAAGGTTATTTAATTCCACGTCTATTGCCAGAAGCAGTAGAGAAACTTAAACGCGGGGCCCCAATAAAATCCAAAAAGAAGTATAACCGTAAGAAAGATAAAAAGGTAGAGGAGGGCAAAGAATGAAAGTTTTATATTTAATTTTTATCACCATTTTTTCTTGTTTAACTATTTATAGTTTATGGATAGGAAACTTAAGACTCGTATTTTCTTCTTTAATTTTTGTTTTTTTATCATTTATGGGAATCATCCTTGTAGGATTTAAAAATGGTAAGTCAAAACACCTTAATAAAAAGAGCTATTCAAGAGACTAAAAAGTCTAGCCATGAAGTTTTTAGATTTGGGGTCGTAATATTTAATAAAAATAAAATTCTCTCCACCGGAACTAATTCTATAAGAGCAGCAAGAAACCTTCATCCTAGGTTCTTTAGATGGCCTGGAAGTGTACACGCAGAAGCCGCAGCAATATTAAATGCTAAAACTGATTTGTCTGGATCAAGTATGTTTATTATAAGAGTCAATAGGGTAGGCGATTTAATGTATGCTAGACCTTGTGAACATTGTCTAAAATATATAAAAGAGGTGGGAATTAAGAAAATTATTTACTCTATATCTAATGATGAATTTGGGGTTAAGTTGCTTTAAACGGTTTCAGAAATTCTCCAGGTATGTTATAATAAACTAAAACTTTGGAGGTTAAGATGAAAATTGATATCCCATTAGAAGTATCTATTGATGAATATGTTGAAGTTGAGTATGATGAGCATGGAAGTGTTTATCTTTGGGACGTTGATTTGGAAGTATTTTGTTCTTGTGGAGCTCTTTTAGCTTGTACTGCTAAAATGGTTAAGAGTGGGATTTCTGTAAGCGTTGAACCTTGCTGCTTTTGTATAAACCGATAAAGGAGAATAAAATGGTCGTCTACAAATATCCTTTGATCCCAGTAACTGAGTTAACGTTACCAGAACATAGCGAAGTCCTTAAAGTACACGCCCAAAAAGACGACATTTGTCTCTGGGTTAAAATACCTACTGGAGAAGAACTCACTCCACTAAGCGAAAAAAGAATTTTCAAAACTATTCCTACCGGGGTAGAATTTAAAAATGAACGTCTTGTATATATCGGTACCTCTTTTATGGAGAACGGGTTAGTATTTCATACTTTCGAACAAAGGATGTGGTAAAATGAAGATTACTCCTGTGCCAATGTCTGTGATAAAAGATTTTGGGGATATGTTTTATTCTCCGCATATTCTTATTAGCATAAAAACTCCTGGGCAAGAGTATTATAAGCCTATGGACAACAAAAATAGGCTAGCATTTTTAACATTGATCTTTCATGATGTAGACGTTGCCCACGATGGAATGCATCACCTATTTAACAAATCGCATGCTAAAAGAATTTTAAGTTTTGTTGACCAGTGGAAAGATCGAATAGATGAGATTGTTATAAATTGTAATGCCGGTTTTTCTAGATCTCCTGGAGTAGCAGCCGCATTGTCAAAAATTATTAACGGGGACGACGAAGAATACTTCCGGAAATACAACCCTAACAGGTTGGTCTATAGAACTATCTTAGAAACTTATCAAAAGGAGAAGGAAAATGTTCTATAATGGAATATTAACATATTATAGTTGGAGACGACCTTGGCTTATTGATGACCATGATGTAAGCGCAGATCTTAAAAATAAGTTTAAAGAAATGGATGGGAAGTTTGTGGTGAGAGTTGATGAGCTCGCCTCCCATTCAATAAAGATAACAGAGGAAAAAGAAGGAGACTATTTTGAGTTGGAATATAAGGACGATGATCATTATCCCTTTCTTAATAATCCGGTAGGCTATGATTGGTCAAATGAGGGAGCATATTTAGAAAGGTATCTTGAGTGGGTAAATGGAAGAAGAGTAAGTCTTGAAATAGATGAAGAAGGGTTCGAATTTAAAGCCCTTGATAATCCAGATCTAGAACTTAAATTTTATAGAGACAATATGTGCAAGGTAACAAATGAACAGGCTAAAAATGTTTGTAAAATTGGTCAAGAAAAGGACACTTGTATATTTGTTTCAGTTTCTGGAAAAGGATTTGAATGTATGAAATTTTCTGGCGCATGTAGAATAATGTTAGAACGACTTGCAGAAAATAAACTAAATTCAGGCCGTATAGGAAATTGCCTAGTAAACGGCCGAGAGGAGAATGAGAATGTTTAAAAAATTATCTATTTTCTTAGTTGCTTTGTTGTTTCCGGTTATGGTTTTGGCCCAAAATGCCGATCAAGTTAAAAATTGTTATTTACATAGATTTCCTTCCAAAACAATTGGACAAACTATGGCTGAATATCCATGGTTTTCTTCTACGGCTTGGCAAAATGTAATCATGGAAGATGGCAAAACGGCGATAATTTGCTGGAATATTGTCAATGTAAATGCTATAAAAGAAATAAAGAAAACATCAGTTAAGAATTTAGCCATTGGGTATAGATTCGTATTTATAAATTCTGTGGACTTTAAAATGGACAAGATTTTTATTATGTATTGTACTAAGTCTGGGTTTAAGGATATGTTTGGGGTAGAAGAAAAAATCGACCAGATGTATGACGAAATCTATGCTTGTAGTAGTAGGTTTATCCTCAATGTCACTACTGCTATCGGCAAAAATGTAAAGTAAATGAAAAAAATTAAGTGTAAAGATTGTAAACACTACGGTGAAATTTACCGCGGCCAGCTTATGGGTGAAAGGGTTGTGAATATAGTATGTTTACACCCAAAATGTAGGTTATCTTTAAAGCGTAGCAGAAAGGAATCAGAACTTTGTGGGCCAAACGCAATATATTTTGAAACAAAAGGAGACTAAGGTGAGATGTGACCAATTTTATGGACTAAATGATTGGGCTCGGAGTTTCTTATCTTCTATAACAAAAAAGTGTGTAGAACATGTGTATAGATATTATGAAGATGGAACTGAAGAAATTCTGCCGACTCGCGAATTAGAAATATGTCAAATCAAGTCTGAGTATTCAGGTAAAAATGTATTCGGAATGTATGACAATGAGTACCCACTATTCAAATACACATTTCCTGACGGTAGGGTCTACAAAGAATATGAACAGATAATTATTCATAGTTCTGGGCCTATGATTTTCACTGCTCTAAAAAATGAGGACGGGTTTATACTTCCTGAAAGTTTATGGGATGAGGAGGAAATTCAGGGATATTAGAATTTTACTCAGGTATAGTTATATCATAGTGGCTATACTTTAGGGTTCCAGACCCTTCTAGGATCATATCTCCGTCTCTGTATGTTAACCTTACTTCTCCTAAAGAGGAGACCCAGACATCATGAAAATTAACTGTGAGTAACTTATTTCTATAGTTATCTGAAATTATTAAGCTTCCTTTAACTGTATTATCTTCTGGGATTATATGATCTAAATCTGGATCTGCAGAACTGGAAGTAATGTATTTCATCCAATTATACAGAGCTATCCAGTTCTCAAAATTTGCATCTACACCAAAACTAAATGTCCAATCATCATATTCTATCTGATGTGAAGGGTCTGAGCGAGCTTTAATCCCCAACCAAAAGTTATCAATAGAAGGAATTGTAATTGTAGGAATTACAGTCTCGTATATATGTAGAGTAACACTGTCTTGATCTCTTAACGAGGTCAAAGATGGAATTCTAGACAACGTTAGATCAAAATTAGTTGGTGTTGCTTTTGAAGAAGTAACCATTTAATAATCCTTTACTAGGGTTTTATCTCCCTTCCTTATGCTGTCTAAAATTTCTTTAGAGATTCTAAATAAAAGCTTTTTGTTATTGTAGAATTTGTCTAGATTAGATGATTTTCCAGTAGCTTCGGGAATATGAATATCACCTAAAGTTTGTACCATTTTAGGGGTATCATTATTAGCGTTAACAGTAAGATCAAACATAGAAAAACTTTTAAAATCATTTGCTATAGAAATTTTAGCTAAAAAAGTAAAAAACTTCTCGTCAGCATTCTTAAGGCTTCTTCTAAAAATATTTAAAATAAGAAGTTTAGTAGTATAATAGCTTAAATCAGGATCATATAATCTTTTCGCATCTTTAACTGTTATAGACTCTAAAAATTTATTAATGTTTGGAACTTTAATCCCACTATATTCATAGGAATCTTTTCTAGTTCCTACGGGAAAATAATTCATAAACATACTTAAATCTTTAATTTTAGCAAATACATCCTTTATGGTTTTTATTTCTAAAACTTCTTTTCCAAAGTGTGGAACTTCACTACCATGATAATCCCCGGCGTAAAACTTATAGTCATCTATTGTATAAACACCAATAGAGACATCAGGAAAACTTTTATTTACCCAATCAGTAACTTCTTTAATAAAATTTTTTTCAGGAGTATCTCCGAACGCTCTAGGACATACTACCATCTTAATTTCACTACCGCCAATTTTTACAAAAGGTCTTATAGCTACTCTACCTATAGGCCTGGTTATATTCTTATCATGCCCTTTAACTAGATATGCGACTATAGTTCCACCCTTAATTTCTAATGGAACATAATGGGCTTCAGCTCCATTATCAAGGTTCATACAACTGGTCCACCCTCTTCCAGTAGACATTCCAGCTATATCGTATGGATGTCTAGAAATTACTATATAAGCATCCTGGATGTTAGCTCCTTTTCTTTTAGGATCATTGGTAAATGTTTTTATAAGCTCTTTACGAACTTTATTCATCGGGCCTAGATCTTCTTTATTGAGAATGTCTATTAGTTTACGAACCTTTTTCTCAGGATCATTAATCTTATAAACTGTTCCTTTTATATAGCTTATAATATTCCAGCCTAGATTGTATAAAAGATTACTTATATCTGGATCTACATAATCAGAAACTTCTTCATTCTTAAATGGGATAGTGATCCTATTTTTCCCTTTAAAAACTTTATCATGAAGCTCTTTATTGTACATTTTTGTATAATATTTCGCCCGGGAAAGTGACAAAGCTTCGTTTAAATAGTTAAGGAATTTCATTTACACCCCTAATCACTATCAAAGATTTCATACTGAATCATCATCGCAGCACTTTCGTCGTACCCGAGAAAAGTTTGCTTAGCCGAGTACGGATATGTTGTTCCTGAGGCACCACTCGTAAACGTAGTTTCGGTGGCTCTATTATCAAAAGCAGTTTCATTTGTCCAATACCTACGAATTACGCTATTAATAACCCCGACATTATCCACACTTAATTGTTTAAAGAATTGCGCCTGAATAGTAAAGGTAAGATTATATACTATCCAACGGTATTCGTCTTCGGCCCCAGGAAGATTATAATCTGGGGTGGCGCTCGTCAAAATGACCTTCAAATCATATGTTTCATCATTATACTCAGAAACTTTTATTCTGATAAAAATATAAGGATTAAATGCTGAAAAAATAGCCTCTAATATTTGATCCATTTCTACTGAATAATTAGAGATAATAGATACTTGATAATCTAGAATATATGGCGAGGGTTGCACATGAGAGTCATAGGTGTTACCTTCTGAGTCTACAGTGGTATATATCTCTTGATTTTTACCGGTGATTCTGGAACTATCTGGTTCAATAGAGATCAATTGTACCGCTATCATAGGTAAAGATTTTTCATGTTTTTGATCACGAGCCCATTGATATGATTTCTCTTTTGGAGCCCATTTGACAGGGACAGTAACATATTTTATAATATTTCCATTTTTATCATATTTAGCGATTTCTATATCGTTAAAAATTTGGAGGAACTTTAAATTGGTATTTCTTAAAGCTTTATAGTAAAAGTGACTCATCTTCCAACTCCATACAGATCATCATAGTTAGGCAAATCTGCATAACTATCCACAATATTTCCTTCGTGCTCAATAAACTCTGAGTCGCCCCAAGCACTCAGGGGTTGAGTATCAGTTACTTCGTCGACTATTGGAGTAGTGTCTACATTAGTTTGTTTATACGGTCTCATCATAAATTCCCAAATAAATTTTCTAGCTAAAAACACATTTTCTTCTTCCCCAACATCTGTTATAGAATATGCTCTCCCATTCCAAGGCATATAAACTATATCCCCAGCCATAGGGTCTCTATTAGGATCTATATCTCTATTAAAAGTAAATTTCGGCATTTGAGCATAAGTAATATTTTCTTGAGAAGTAATACCAAACATATCTATCATTGAAAGTTCTGTAGTAGGTTTATATGTAACTTTTGTCTTGAAAGGACCAGAGTAATACTCATTCTGGTCTTCTCCGTAGAAAGGATCAGCGTTTCCGTCATCTATAGAAGTTAAAATATAATAATCAACTTCTGTACCGAAAATATCATTAGACTCTACAGCTAAAGACTCAAACAAATCATGTTCATATGTTTGCTCTCTAGTATCTACAGTCCAAGTTGGTCCAGGTTGATGTAATAGATCTACCATACTTCTTTTACCTTAGCTATCCACAAAAAAGTATACCCCCCTCCCAGGTTTCCACTTCTCTTAGAGACTTTTCAAGTTCTTCTATTTCAGTTTTAGCTTCTGTTAAAAGATCTCCACCATCTAAACTTGTGCCTTGGTTACCGAGAGCTGAAAAAGAGGCAAACTTTCTGCGAATTAGACCTAAACTTTCTTTTGTTAAGGCTCTAGCATAATCCTCCATCCACATTGATGTGTTGTATAAATCAGCATTCAAAAAGTCGTCGGTGTATTCAGAGTGTGTTGAATCTTTAAGCATATAAGCCCTAACTAGAAGCCAGCCTGGTGAATCATAAGTATAGTCCCCCACATTTAATGCATATCCTGAAGTTGGAGGAGGTTGAACTTCAAGAACATTCCTTGATGACAAGTATTTATAGTTAAATTCTTCGGGAGTATATCGTTTTAGCGTTTCCAGAAAATCTAGGGCTGCGTGATACGATATTAAATTATAACCTTGGGTTTGGGCTGGATCTAATATTCCAAACATTCCTTGCTCGTACAAAGCGTTTGATATGGTAAATAAAGTGTTTATCCCGCCGAGATTTCCAGAGTCCATGTTATATGATACTATTTCTGTTACTCCGTCTGGCATATCATATAGATATTGCCCAGCAGATAACATAACAGTAAAAAATACTTCTTGGGTAGCTTGTCCTACAGCGTACCTAATAAACTTTTTCTTAGCGAAATCTATGTGTTGAGAAATAGTTTCATCTTCCACTTCTAATTTTATACTTGGCCACCCTAATCTACGTTTGATTCTAATTATAAGATCATTCTTGGCTGTCATATTTTTTCCTTAATGGAGTTTCTGCTATATTTATATAAATAGTTCTGAAACCTAATGAGGAGGAGCAAAAATGTCAATAATACGAGTCAATATTATAGAGGGCCTTGGAGACCCAGATGTAGTTCAAATCCCTACCGGTGTTTCAGGACAATATGTACAAGAAGCTTTTAATGGAAGTTATGGAGCAGACCTTAAATCTTCAGACCTTATAACCAAGAGCCCTTGGGTAGATGCTAGAGCTTACGGTACCCTAGGTACCCAAGCAGTTATAGCAGCAGCTTTGGCAGATATCGGATCTGACGAAAGAACTTTATACTTAGCTCCAGGTACTTGGAGTATAACTTCAGATCTAGCTACTTTAGCCAATATTAATCTGAAGATGGAAAGAGGAGCAGTATTGACCATAGCTACTGGGGTTACTGTAACAATTAATGGTAGCTTAGATGCTGGCCTTTACCAAATCTTCTCCTGCACTGGAACTGGGAAAGTGGTTTATGCCGGGCTCAAATACCCCGAATGGTGGGGCGCTAAAAACGACTCAGGCACGACGGACTGCACAGAGGCTACTGCGGCGGCTGTTCTGAATGGTGGTGTGACAGAGTTCTTGGCTCCGAATGGCGGTTGGTATAAGTTGACAGCTGCGGTCCCTGTCAGCGTGGCCGGGACGAGGATTAATGGGAACCTTACTGGCTATATCAAGCAGACCACAGCAGCCACATCAGCCTTTGGTGTCAGCGCCAGCGACGTCAAATTCAATAGGATAAAAATCGTTGGGATAGACGTTGCCTGTACTAATCAATATTATAATGCAGTTGCCGCCATAGATGCTGCTGGAGTTGAAGCTACTACGCTAAGCGATATTGAGGTTAGTGGTTGTGAGATCACTAATTATGAGGCCGGGGTGAGACTAACCTGGTCATCCGGAAAAGTTATCAACACCAAGATTTCAACTGCTGCCCATGGTATTGTGGGCGGTTCATTGTTATCAGCAGATCAGAACGATACTGGAGCCTTGGAATATAAATTTCTAGACAACAGCATTACCTGTTCGCTTGGAACTGTAGACATATCCAGGCCCATTGCTATTCCGTATTTTACAGGCTCCGCCTTAATTCAGGGTAACATCCTCCGAGGCGGTGGGATGAGTATTGAACAAACGCTGGACGCAGCCACAGCCAACAAGGATAGGGTGCGGGTCATTGGTAACGACTGCGATACTGGGATGAGTGTTACAAACGGCGGCATAATTTCTAGCAATACTATTGATCTATCCAAGGCTCCGGCTGGGCGTGGAGCACATTCAACTTGGCATCAAGCTATTGAGGCGGGCTTTGGCAGCGCGGTGATCGGAAACACCATCAGAAATCATACCAATGGCGTGAGCATTATGCCAGGGCAGCGGGTCATTGGTAACACGTTTGAATCCTGCGGCGATCAAGGTGGGGCGGCTGGTGTTGGTATGGGTTATCTTGTCGGGTCTGATGATCAAGGTGCATTATTCACCGCTACCACCTATTTCGGCACAGTGATTGCTGATAATGTGTTTCGAGGTACGAAGGGATCAGTTGTCGAAATCGGGTTAAATCTAAATGGTTCTTATGAGCTTATTGGAATCACGGTATCAGGCAATCACAGTTATGATGCAGAATATTATTTTCTATGGGCTAGCCGGATTGTGAAAAGCCGAGTAACTGGCAATATTGTGGTTGATGCACAGTCAGCTTGTGCCGATGATGCGGTTGACAGCTATGTAATGCGAGATGGTAATGGATGTACCATCACCTATGAGGGCAACGTCATCAGTAATTCATCAGCCCATAAGGGAGGCTATTTAGGACTTGTGGTAGGGCCAGGAGCCATTGTCGGACTAAATAATTTTGTGGGTATGCGAAGTGCGCCGTTCTATGATTTGGCTTTTCTGTTGGTCGAGTCTCAAAGAAACGATGGTGCGTGGTATCCTCTCAAGAGCGGTGACACAACTAGCCGGCCTGCCCAGGCGTGTATCCCTATTGGTTATAAATATTATGACACTACTATTTCGAAACAAATTTATTGGAATGGGTCAGTTTGGAAGACTGGTGACGGGGCGGCACCATAAACAACAAAATTGAAAGAGACACAAATAAATATTGATTATATCTGGTGTGCCAATTATATAGTCTTGTTCGATTTGACGTTGTCAAATCGAACAATAAACTAAGCGAGCAAACAGTCATTAAATATGTAGGTAGGATATTAGAATAATCATCGGAAATTATAACAGTTAAATTTTTGTAGAAAATTATAAATAATGAGGTTATATTGTGAAACTATCAGAATTTATAAAAGACCCTTCATCTAATCAGTTTTCTATGTCAAGATTGTGTATGGGAGTTCTTATTTTAATTTATATTCCTATATATTTTTATCTTAGATATAGAGGAGTAAATGTTGATTACAGAGTAATTATTGCTTGTGTAGCCTCTGTGGCTAGCGTTTACGGGTTAAATTCTTTAGCTGGACCTATGGGTAGAGTAATAAATAGAATTAGGACAACCACAACCGTGGATAATGATAATAGGGGAGAAGCTTAGTGTCAAAATTTGAAGTTTATTTAGTAGATGAGAGCTCAATTACAGATTTTTCTAAAATGGCAAAATCTTATTTATTAAAAATAGAGAATATGCCATCTAAAATGCTTAAAAGAAAAATAGATTTAAATTGGAAGAAACTTGTAAAATATCTTAAAAAAGAGGGAAATGAACAAAAGTTTATCTATATCATAAATAAACTTTTTATCAAGAAATATTCTAGTTTAAATCAACTTAATAAAGAAATGATTGAAGCATATTCATCTCTTAATGTTAATGAAGCATCCACGGTTGCTGGACTTTTATTATTTATTAAAGCAGTAGGTCCTATAATCCTATTTGTTGTTGAAATAGCATTAGCAATAATGTCTTATGGAAGCATTCCTAAAAAAATAGGAATGCTTCAAATGGTAATATTTGCTATTATTGGTGTAGTATCTTTATTTGCTGAGACGTATAAAGAAGATATAGTAGGATGGCTTCGTTCAGTAAAAATAAGGACAGAAAGATATATTGCTAAGGAGGAATAGATTGTGGAAATTTTAGCATTTTTGGGTTCGATAAAGTATATTTTGATCGTGATAGGGGCTGGATTGTTAGCTCTTTGGGGTTGGATCCAGGGTAAAAGAATTAAAGAACAGGGTCGTACCATTCAAGAACAAGAAAATTCAATAATGGTACATGAATCTAAAGATAAAATAGATACAAATGATGATGTCATAGATCAGAAATTAGAACAAGAAAAAACTGAATTAGAAGAAAAAATGGAGGGAAAACCAGATGAAGAGGTCGCAAAAATTATTGAAAACACTCTTGATTCCTTTTTTGGTACTAAGTCTAAGTCTGAGTAATCTTGGGTGTGCTTCTCTTTTTGGGTATCGACATACAGTTCCGCCTGAAATAACTTTGCCAATAGCCCCAGTTAAACCTAAAATTGATGCCAAAACTATTAAACTTGGAGATATATTTTATTTGGGATATACAATACAGGATTCTGTAAAACTTTATGAATTTTTATTGGCTAAAGAGGCCCAAGTTGATAAACTGGAGTTTAGAATCAAAGAGATGAATATACTTATCAAAAATTTGTCTATTGCAAAATGAGATTTCTTGAGTATTTAAGAGAAGACTTTGTGGGGTATCTTGAGGGATACAACAAGACTGTGGAGGTTTTTGTTGATCCTTCTCAAAAGGAAATGCGCGAAGCAGCCGGAAATGGTAACTCAGTGAGATTTATCGGATTAAATAAAAAGCTTTTTGTTTGGAATTCATGGGGTTTACTTCACGATGATGTGGCTCCACAAATAGGAGCTGAAAAATATAAACCTTATGGATTTTTTGGTGAAGCTAGATATTCTAGAGGTAAGTTATCTATATCTTGGATAGAATTTCGAACTCATTTTCCTGAAATAGCTTTAAAAGAATTTAAAAGGTTCTTTCTAGAAGATTTAGAACACTTTTATTTAAATCCATAGAAATAGTGACTATGTACATAAAATTATATGAAAAACTAAAGAGGATCTCGATGGCCATAACCTCAAAATATATCTATAACGGTAGTTCTGTAACAATAAACGCAAATTTCTACAATGATAACGATTCTCCCCTAACCCCTACCGCCGTACTATATAGGGTTAGATGTAAAACTTCTGACCAAACTATCCGAAATTTTACTTCTATAACACCATCTTCTTCTGTTAATATAGTTCTAAATTCTACAGATACAGAACTACAAACATCTACAAATCGCTCAGAAATGAAATCTGTAGATATTTCTGCATTCTTTTCTGATGGGCAGAGTCTTATCGAATCCTACGACATAGTTGTTCGGAATGTTCTGCTTTAGTTTTCTTTTTCTTTTTTGTTTTAAATCCTATTAGACTGTGCTGTATATCAGCGACAACTGTAGAATCCCCCAATAAAAAAGATATACGATCAACTATACTCATTCTTTCTCAAATAACGGAGATAAAAGCATCATGTCCCTCGGACTAGCTGATAGATAGTCAATTTCGTCTAAAATTGATAACGGCAATGGATCAACAACCAAAATAATTTCTTCCTTTAACAAGTCTTCAAATTCTACTTTAAATTCTTCAGCTCGTTCAGGATCAATAACAACGTTGCCATCCTTTTTAATAGAATACTTTTTAAATAGAGCTATTCTGCTTTCTTCAATGGTTCTAGCTTCATTTAATAACAATTTTACAAATTTACCAATTCTAAAGGCCAATTTGATTGGAAGGTCTCTTTCTATTAGTTTTGTTAATACTGGGTCAATATCAAATACATCTTTCACTTTTAATTTAATCACAAATATCCTCCAAAAATTTTAATAGTTTTCTTTCGAGTTCTTTAGAACTTAAAAATTTATTTAACCCAATCATATAATTATTATAGTATATTATCTGAATTTGTAAACAGTCTATCTTAATCCACTATTTTTATATCTGTCCATGACTTGTTCATGTAGTTTTACTATGTTTTAATTACCTTATCTGAATCTTCCCAATCTAATTTATCTGTCGAAGAAGAAGCAGATATTGGCGGGCACAGTATCCGTAACCTAAACTGCAAGAGTTATAGGTTTGGGGTCAATCGCAACCGACTTATCCTTTAATATCAGTATCTTGCACCTCCGGTAAATCCTCAAGCCAACGGTATTGCGGATCAAGTTTCATGGCCTCGATGATTGCCTTGTCAGCCTGGACCTGAACCACAACTGAGTTGCCCTGTTCCCTGGTCAGATGCCAGAAGTCAATAGGCTTATCGTCCACCAAAGGAAGCGTCGTCTGACGAGTAATGGGATTGAACGGAGCTATAAAATTTGATTTCATACTTTAGTCCCTTGAATACTTATCCAAAGTTGAGTAAGCATTGGTCACGTTCCCGGTATCATAGACTACAAAGTTGCTTATCTTATTCGCCTCCAGTGTCGAGAACATCCCCCAGTAAGTCCCCACCATGGCCCCTACAGCCACGGTGCTGATGGCAGTACCGATGAGAGCCTCATTATAGAAAATTCGATATTCAGCACCAATTTTCCGAACAATGAGCCGGGCATTGGCGCTGAACGCCGTGGTAGTTGAACCCCGAGATGTGAACACCCCGGCCAGAACTTCATCAAGTTTGATATTCCCCGCGCCATCGAAGTAAATTAGCGACCCATTCCAACTCGCCCAATCCAGCCCTACCTTGGCATCGGTCAGGACCTCCGTACCCAGGTTGGCCCCGAGGGTGATGGTTTGGGTTTTGGTCACGTCGTTATAAGCCACGTTGCTGCCACCCGTAACTGAGGCGATCGTATAGACTACACCGTTGACAGTGATCCCATCAGTGACTGCCAGACCGACCCCGCTGACTCCAGTAACTTCTTTCAAACTCAACACCGTCTGCCCTGCTGCTGCCGTCGCTGCGGCCTTGGCTGCGAAGCTCCGGTCACTCTGCACAATTCCGACCTGAGTGCCCAGGGTGTAGGCACTGATCACTTCCTCAGCCAGAACGTCGGTTGTGGACAAGGCTTGGTTAGTGATTAGGGTAGAAATAGGGAGTAATTCTAATGCCAAGTCATCTGCATAAAAGTATAATCCAGCGGAATTGGGAGTAACAGAATTTGAACTAGCTCCTAACTTAATCTCATCCGCTGCATTGTAATTCTGTCTAAATGTAATAAGTGATTCAGTCCAAACATCTTTAGTAGTTATTAATTCCGATATTGATAGTACTCCTCCAGTTTTCATAGTGGTTTTAACACTTGTAAACACAGCATTTTGACCACTTGGGAAAAACAAATAAGTTCTTTGTCTATAAAACTTACCATTTGTAAGACCTAATGCATTTTGATACCATATATAATAAAATTCTCCTGCTCCACTTGCACCATTTCCAGATAACTTAATTGATTTTGTACCTGTTTTAGCTTGTTCTGCACTTTGCGCTATTGTACATCTAGACATATAATTTATAGCCACTCCATTAACTGTTGGCATTGCTGCTTCAATACTTGGATTAGCAATTAATCCTGTATCTATCACCACCGGCGTATTTGCCACCACTCCCCCAGCCGTGGCCCAGGTTCCGACGGAGTTCCAAGCACCGCCAATTACGTCAGGAGTGCCAAAAGTGCCGGAGAAGGTGTCAGAGAGAAGTGGGCCATTAGTTACGGTCAAGGCTACTCGGACAAAGTCACCCCCGAAAGCCGCAGAGTACCCGGCCATCGCTGCGTAAAGGCTGGTCGTGGCGCCGGTTACTGAACGGAATAGCAGGGTCCAGTTTATGAAAGCCCCGCCCTTAATATAATATTTATACCCAGCCGCACCGTCAGCTACGAGGCCC